CCTATCCCCTGTGTGCCTTGGCAGTCTCAGCCTCTCTATGGGCAGTCGGTGATGGAACGGCGAGAAGGAGGGCAAACCTTGCTTTGATGCGTGGGTGGAAGTCTGGACGCCGGGCGACACGCTCGCCGCCCGCAGCTTGCGGGACAAACAGCCATACGATCTCTGGGTTGCAGACGGGTTCCTGAATGCACCGGCCGGCGAGAACATCAGCTTTCGCCATGTGGCGCAGGCGCTGGCCGAGATGGCGTCGGACTATCGGGTCGAAGCCGTTGCCTATGACCGCTACGCCTTCCGGCGGTTTGAGGAGGAAGTTGCCGAACTCGGCCTCGACCTCGCCTTTGTCGAGCACCCGCAGGGCGGCACCAAACGGGCCAAGCCAGCGGGCGAGATGACCGAAGGCCTGTGGATGCCGGGCTCTCTGCGGCACCTGGAAGAACTGATCCTTGAGGGGCGCATTCGCTTGAAGCGCAATCCGGTCCTCATCTCGGCAATGATGTCGGCGGTCACTGAGACCGACCGCTGGGACAACAAGTGGCTCTCCAAGCAGCGGGCCATCAACAAGATCGACGCAGCGGTCGCGCTGTGCATGGCAGTGGGGGCAGCGATGGCAGGCGACACCAGCGGCTCCATCGATGACTGGCTGAAGAGCCTCGCATGAACCTTTTCCAGAAGGCGCTCGGTTACATCGCGCGCTCGATCGGTCTCACGGATCCACGGCTGGTGCAGGCGGCGGGCGGGCGCACAACCACGACCGGTGAGCTGGTTTCGACCAGCTCGGTGCTGGGGCTCGCTTCAGCTTGGGCCTGCGTCAACCTGCTCGCCGGAACGATCGCCTCGCTCCCGCTCATGGTCTACCGGACCAAAGGCGGCGCAAGGACGGTCGCGAGCGATCATCCGCTCTACCGGATCCTGCATGACAGCCCGAATGCCGACCAGACCGCGGTCGACTTCTGGGAGTTCATTTGCGCCTCAATTGAGCTGAGCGGCAATGCCTATGCCGAGATCATCCGGGGCAGCAATGGCCGGGTGGTGGCGCTCAGCGTCCCTATCGCCCCCGAGCTGATGACCGTGCGCCGTCTGCGCGACGGCAGCCTCGAATATGAGTGGTTGGATGGCGGCATTCGCAATGTCGTCAGCCAGGACAACATGCTCCACATCCGGGGCTTTGGCGGCAATCCGCTGGGCGGTCTTTCGACACTCAGCTTCGGCCGTCAGACCTTCGGATTGGCGCAGGCCATCGAACGGGCCTCACGCGACACCTTCCGCAACGGGGTGCGGCCGTCGGGCCTTCTCAAGACCGCCGACAGCCTGACCCTCGACCAGCGCAAGCAGGCCGAGGAACTGCTGCAGGAGAAGTTTGCAGGCGCGATTAATGCCGGGCGGCCGATGCTGCTTGATCGCGGCATGGACTGGGTCCAGCTCTCGATCAGCCCGGAAGATGCCCAGATGCTGCAAAGCCGGGCCTTCTCGGTCGAAGAGGTCTGCCGCTTCTTCGGCGTGCCGCCGTTCATGGTGGGGCACACCGAGAAGACGACCAGCTGGGGCACCGGTCTCGAACAGCAGACGCTGGGGTTCCAGAAATTTACGCTGCGCAGGCGCCTCAAACGTATCGAACAGGCGCTTGCCAAGCAGCTGCTCTCGCCGGCCGACCGGCAGGCGGGGCTCGTTATTGAGTTCAACCTCGAAGGGCTGCTGCGCGGTGACAGCGCGGCGCGGGCCTCCTTCTACCAACAGATGCTGACCAATGGCGTGATGACCATCAACGAGGTTCGCGCGCTCGAAAACCTGCCGCCGGTCGAAGGCGGCGATGTCCCCCGCATGCAGATGCAGAACGTGCCCATCACCCAGACTGGATCAGGCGCGCCGCTAGCGCTGCCGCCTGCAGATCCCGGAGCTTCCCCATGAACCATCTCGACTTCATCCTCGATACCAAGGCCGTCACCGAAGACGGCCAGATCGAGGGGCTGGCTGCCGGTTACGGCAACGTCGATGCCGGCGGCGATGTGATTGTGCCCGGTGCACTGGCCCGTTCCTTGAAGGGCCGCACCTCGGTGCCGATGCTCATGTATCACGACCAGACCCGCCCAGCTGGGATCTGGACAGACTTTGCCGAAAGCCGCGATGGCCTTGTGGTCAAAGGCCAGCTCTCGCTTTCTTCCCATATCGGGCAGGAAGCCCACGCTCTCGTTCGCGACGGCGCAATTGGCGGGCTCTCGATCGGCTATAAGACTATTCGCGAACAGATTGTCGGCAAGACCCGTCAGCTTCTCGAGCTTGCCCTTTACGAGGTCAGCCTTGTTACCATCCCGATGAACGAGCGCGCGGTTATCACTTCGGTGAAATCGCTCGTTGAGGATGGCCGGCTTCCGACCTTGCCAGAATTTGAGAATTTCCTGCGCGAGGCAGGGTTCTCGAAAAGTCAGGCCACCGCAATCGCGGGCAAGGGCCTGGCACCGCTGTTCCGGAGTGAGTCTGGCAGCACCCCATCCGACTTTCTGTCGGCCCTGAAGGCGCAAATCGGCGCCTGATCCCACTCCCATACAGGACCATATTATGAGCGATCAGAAGACCGCCGAGCAGCTTGCCGGCGAAGTGAAAGGCGTGCTCGACGCGCGTCTCAGTGAAGTGAAGTCCAGCCTTGATGCACGCCAGACGGAAATGCGCGTTGCGCTCGATGCCCGGCACGACGAGATCAAGTCGGATCTCGACGCCAAGCACGACAAGGTGAAGGCGCTTGCCGAAGAAGCGCTGGGTAAAGCGCAGCGCGGCGAAGACCTCTCCAATGCGACCAAGGAGCTGGCCGATGAGGCGCTTGTTGCGCTCAATGAAGCCAAGGCCCGCCTCGATGAGGTCGAGCAGAAGATGGCCCGCCGCGTGGCGGACGAGGGTGCGCCCTCGTACAAAACCATCGGCGAACAGGTCGTTGCTGACGAAGCCATTCGCGCATTCCTCGGCAACAACACCGTGCGCGGGCGTGCCAGCGTTGAGGTGAAGTCGATCATCTCTTCGCTCACCACCGATGCCAATGGTTCGGCCGGCGACATGATCGTGCCGGACCGCATTCCGGGCGTCATTATGCCGGGGCAGCGCCGCATGACGGTGCGCGATCTCCTCACCCCGGGCCGGACTGCCAGCAATTCGGTGCAGTACGTCAAGGAAACGGGCTTCACCAATGCGGCCGCGACCGTTTCGGAAACCACGGGTCCCACCAAGCCGCAGTCGGACATCAAGTTCGATGTGGTGACCAGCAATGTGACCACGATCGCGCATTGGGTTCTGGCCACCCGCCAGATCCTCGACGATGTGCCGATGCTCCAGTCCTATGTGGACGGGCGTCTGCGCTATGGTCTGGCGCTGGTTGAAGAAAACCAGCTCTTGAATGGCAGCGGCACGGGCACGGATCTTGCCGGTATCTACACGCAGGCGACCGCGTTCACGCCGCCGATCACCATTCCGGCAACGGTGACCAGGATCGACGTGCTGCGCCTGGCCATGCTGCAGACGGCTTTGTCCGAATTGATGTCGACCGGCGTGGTGCTGCACCCGGCGGACTGGGCCGCGATCGAGCTGCTGAAGGACGGACAAGGCCAGTTTATCGTTGGCAATCCTCAAGGGACGATCACCCCGACGCTTTGGGGGCAGCCAGTGGTTTCCACCCAGTCGATGGCCACCGGCAAGTTCCTGACCGGCGCCTTTCAGCTGGGCGCACAGATCTTCGACCGCATGGACGCGGTGGTCGAAATCTCGACCGAGGACGATCAGAACTTCCGCAAGAACCTGGTGACGGTGCTGGCCGAAGAGCGTCTCGCACTCGCAGTCTACCGCCCGGAGGCCTTCGTGAAGGGCGACTTCGCGGCGGCTGCGACGGCGGCCACCAAGGTCTGATGAGCTTAGGAGGGCTGGTCTGATGGCCAGTCCTCCTTTTCCATTATCCAGGAGACAGCCATGATCCTTCAGGCACTCGATACCATTCATGTGAGCTCGGTGAGCTCGGAGAACATCACCACCGGCCAGACCTTCGAGGTTGATGACCAGGCAGGGCACAGCCTGATCGAGCGCGGTCTGGCCATTGAGGTCGATGCCGCGGTTGCTGCGAAGGCAGAACCCGCCGCGAAGGCGGAAGCGCAGCCGGTAGAACCCTCACAGGCAGAGGAAGGCGCAGATCAGACGCCGATTGCCAACAAGCCCGGCGCTAGCGTCCGCACGAAAGCAGCCTGATGTCCGAGATCGTCACGGTAGAATCGCCTCAGGATCGCGCCGTGACGCTCGAGGAAGCACGCCAGCAGCTGCGCCTTGATGGGCACGACGAGGATCTGCTGCTCGGGGCCAAGCTCGATGCGGCGCAGGCTGAACTTGAGCAGCAGACCGGCCTTAAACTCTGCGAACAGACCCTCGCTCTGCAACTGGAAAGCTGGAGCCAAGAAATCACGGTGCCGGTCAGGCCCTGCGTGGTTGCTGAGATCCGCTACACGGCGGCCAATGGCGCCACCGTCACTCTGCCGGAGGGCCATTATGTCGCCCGCAAACGGCATGGGTTCACCCGCATCCGACCCGCATCGGGCAGGTCGTGGCCCGAGCTTGGGCTGATGGCCTGATCCAAGTGACGCTGTCGGCCGGATTTGCCGAGAATGACCCCGATCTTGCAATCGCAAGGGCGGCCATCCTCGTCAAAACCGCCTCGATGTTCGAAAACCGGGAAGGCGCGGCCTGCCTTGCCTTCGATACGCTGGTCGCCCAGCTCCAGTCCCGATGGATCTAGCCTCCAAGCTCTCGGTCGGATCCGGATCGAGCGCAAGTCTGTCACGCATGACCCCCAATACGGGACTGAGGCCGTGACATGGGCGCCGTTTGCCTGCGTCTGGGCCGAGGTGAAGGACATCCTGCCTTCGCGTGCGGAGCGCATGGCCGAACAGATCCAAATTGCGCGTCGTCCGGCCCGTATCCGCATCCGCTACCTCGCCGGCATTACGCCGGACATGCGGGTGATCATCGCTGGCCGCGTTCACCACATCATTGCCGGCCCCTCAATACGTGGCCGGCGCGAAGCCATCGAGCTGATGGTCGAAGAACACTCGAGTGAAGGAGCTGCACCATGACCTTCAGGCTCAAAGGCGGCCCGGAATTGCTGCAATTGCTCGACCAGCTGCCTAAAAACCTTGAACGCAACGTCATCCGTGGCGGCCTGCGCGCAGGTGCCAAGGTGATCCAGCAGCAGGCCAAGGCCAATGTGCCGGTAAAGACCGGGCAGCTGAAGCGCGCGATCGGGATCGGCACACGGACCGATGGCGCAAAGCTGTCCTCCTACGTCAAGCTGCGGGGGAAAGGCTCCTATCTCGGGCTCTTCATCGAATATGGCGTCGCGCCCCACCTGATCTCGGTGTCGGACGCCGATACGCCGGTTCGTGAAACCCGCCACGGTCCGCGCAAGGTCAGCATCGGCACGATGAACAAGATGCTGAAGCGCGGCAGCCTCAAGATCGGCGAGAACTTCGTCGGCCCCGTGGTCATGCACCCGGGGCACGCCGCCAAACCTTTCCTGCGACCCGCTTTGGAGCAGAAAGCCGAGGAAGCCGTCACCGCCATGGGCGCATACATCGCCCACAGGGTGCAGATCGGAGATCTTAAGGCACCGACCCTCGAGGTCGATGACGAATGAACGGCGTTATTGCGGTCCGCTCGCTCCTGGTGGTTCACACCGGGGTGACGTCGCTTGTCCCCGTTGCGCGGATCGCCGCTGGGATGCTGCCGCAGGGCACGGACTTGCCGGCGATATCGCTGATGTCGGTCAGCAGTGTGGATCGCAATGTCCCGGCTCCGGGCCTGAACCGCCGCGTCACCGAGCGCGTGCAGGTGACCGTTCTGGCCCGGACCTACCCTGAAGTGAAAGCCATTATCGCGGCCGTCCGCCAGGCGGCGGCCGACCAGATGCCCACCATCGATGGGCTCTTTGCCGTGACCGTCCACACAGATTCCGCCGGTCCTGATTTCCTCGACGAGGAGACCGGCATCCACATGCAGACGCAGGACTTCCGCGTCTCATTCAACGAGGCGCGTTGAAGCCTCACCTTCATAAGGACCCATTGCCATGACCGTTCGGACTTCCGCCGGCACCACCTTGAAGGTGTCGGCCTCTACCCCTGCGACTTTTGACGCCACCGGCTACAATGCGCTGACCATGACCGTAGTCGGCGAAGTGTCCGACCTCGGCGAGTTCGGCCGCGAGTTCAATCTCGTGACCTTCAATCCCGTGGGCAGCCGCGGCGTCGTCAAAAAGAAGGGCAGCTTTAACCAGGGCACGATGCAGATCCAGCTTGGTCTCGACACTGATGATGCCGGCCAGATCTTGCTGAAGTCCGCCTCACTTTCGGACAGCGACCACAGCTTCCTCGTCACCACCCAGAACGGCGACAAGTACTACTTCCAGGCGCAAGTCATGAGCTTCAAGGTCAACGTCGGTTCGGTCGATCAGATCACAACCGCCACGGTGACCCTTGAACTCACCACCAACTCCGCCGGTGTGGGCATTGTCGAGGTGCTAGCGCCGTAATCAAGCAGTGGTGCGGATGGCGGGACTCGAACCCGCACGAGGATAACCTCACAAGATTTTAAGTCTCAGGCGTCTACCATTACCTGCGGTGAACTGCGTTTCCGCCACATCCGCACAGCCACACTCTAATGGTGCGGGCGAAGGGACTCGAACCCCCACGCTGTTAGGCGCCAGAACCTAAATCTGGTGCGTCTACCAATTCCGCCACGCCCGCATGGCCTGCGCCTTTCCCAGATCCCACCCAGATTGCCAAGGAGAACATGCATGTTCGATATCACCAAGCTTGCCGCGACGGAGACCTCGATCGTCGAGCTCGTCGGCGGCGATGACGCCCCGCTCTTTGACGACAAAGGCAAGCGGCTGACGATCACGGTTTACGGCCCCGGCACCAAGGTCTATCAGCGCGCGCAGCAGCGTCAGCAGAACCAGCTGATGGACAAGATCAAGAAGCGCGGAAAGATGGACCAGACCGCCGAGGAGAAGCTTGCTGAACAGGCTGATTTCTTGGCTGCCTGCACGGTGAGCTTCAACGGCTTTTCCTATCCGCCGGCTGACGGCCTTGAAGGCCAGGAGCTGTTCCGCAAGGCCTATGCTGACCCCTCGATTGGGTTCATTGCTGCCCAGGTTGCCGCCCACATCAATGACTGGGCAAATTTTACGCAGAGCTTGGCAGAGAGCTGAGCCTCTACGTCCGGCAACTGGCGTGGCTCGGTACCGCGCCCAGGCCGCGCAGCAGCAGTAAAGGCCGCCCAGACCCCGATCCCGAACCGCTGACCCGCATGCAGCGCATGGCAGTGGACGACCTCACACCCGATATGCCGCCGATCCGCACGCCGTGGATCATCGACCACCTGATGGATCTTGGGCCGAGCGAAGCCGGAGCCATGGGGCCGGTGCCCATCTCATGGGCATCGATCGATCACTGGCAGCACTGCTCCGGAATAGATCTCCCGCCCTGGACAACGCGGCTCCTGCGCCGCCTCTCGGTCGACTTTGTCGCCGAGACGGTACGGGCCCGCGAACCCGATTGTCCGCCGCCATGGACGGCAACGTCCAGCCTGAACCGCGATGAGGTCTCCCGGAAAGTCACCAATGCTTTCCGCTCGCTCATGATCCCGAAGGAGCCAAACCGATGAAGGCCGGCACCCTCGAGATTGAGCTCATCACCAATGTCGCCCGTCTCCAGAAGGAGATGGCTGACATGAAGCGGTCGGTGGCAGGCGCGATGGGCGACATCGCGGAGTCCGCCACGCGTGCAGACAAGGCGCTGGGCTCGGCAGGAGGCGGCGGGATCACCCGCATGGGCGGATCAGCCAGGCTTGCCAGCCACCACATGCAGAACCTCGTCTTCCAGTTGAATGACATGGTCGTCGGCCTGTTCTCCGGCCAGAAGCCACTGACCGTGTTCATGCAGCAGGGCACGCAGATCGGTCAGATCGGCATGCAGGCGGGTGTGGGTATCGGCGGCATGGCGCGGGCGCTGGTTGGCCTTGCAGCAAGCTCGGCCGCCGCCGCGCTCACCAACCCATACCTGCTGGCCGCCGCCGCTGCGGCAGCGCTGGCGTTCGGCGCGTTCAAGATGTTCCAGTCCAGCGTCAAGCAGACCGGCGAGCTCGACAAATACGCCCAGAGCCTCGGTCTCACCAAGAAGGAGATGGAGAAGCTCGGCCCCGTCGGGATCACCGTCGGGGACACCATGAAGGGTCTCTGGAAGACCGTATCGGATGGCCTCAACCTCGGCTCGGTATTCTCGACCCTGAAGGATTGGGCCGCGACCGCGTTCGATACGATCATGCAGGTTGGCAAATACGCCATCGCTTTCATCTACGCAGGCTGGGTCGGCGGGTTCGGCGCGATCAAGATCCTCTGGTCCTCGCTCCCCGGTGTCATCGGCGAAGCGGCCGTTGGGGCAGCAAACCTGGCCATCAGCGGCGTTGAGTTCATGGCGAACAAGGCCATCGCTGCGATCAACTGGCTGGTCGACCGGGTGAACCCGCTCCTCGACCGCGTTGGCCTAACAACCATTTCGCGCGTCGAGAGCGTTGCTCTGCCGCGCATGGAAAACAGCTTTGCCGGTTCGACCGCGCGCATGGCGGGTCAGATCCAGAGTGAGTTCTCCGCTGCCTTTGGCGATGCCATGACGATGATGGATAGCTTCTCGGCCAAGTGGCGTGAGAACACGATCGCAGCCGCCAAGGCCCGAATTGCCGCCAAGGCTGGCGAGATCCGCGGTGATCCCAAAGAGAAGACAGCCAAGGCGCATAAGTGTAGATTTCCGTTGAGATTTGACCCGGGATTTTCATCGAGAAGTGACCCGGGTTGTTGGTAGCTATGTCCGTTCGG